CGGTCGTACTCGGCCTGGTCCGCCGGGCTGAGCTGACCGCTGGTCTTCTCCGCGCGACCGTCGTCCGGCACGGTGCCGTCGGTGCTCTGCTCGTCGAACGGGTTGGTGCTCACGTGTGTACCTCCGGGTTGGTGAGTCGGGTCCAGATCAGTTGGATGTCCACGCGGACACGAGCGTAGGAGGCCGGATCGGGAATGGGGAACCGACCGGGCTCGATAATCGCCGTGGCGTCGTGGACGGTGGCCTGCTCGAACGGCGCTCGGATGGCGAGCACCTTGGAGCGGTGGGCACTGTCGGTCTCGGTGCAGCGCACCAGCAGCTCGGCCAGGCTGAACGCCACACCCCACGGGGGGTGGGTGTCGCTGTTGGGATTGCGTGCCCAGCACGAGTACTGGACGACCGGCTGGCGCTGCTCCGGGAGGTCGGCCAGCGGGTTGCCGCCGACCACGCCGTCCACGGTGACGAACCGGTTGCGGGGCCACTCCGCCGCCGGGGGCAACGTCATCGCCACACTTCCGGCGTCCATGCCGGGCAGGCTCTGCGCCCAGGTCGCGGCGACCAGCTCGCTGTTGACCCGCTCCAGGGGCGCGGTCACGCTCGCAACGCCCGTGCTCGGTAGACCGCCGGACGCATGTACGGCTGGGCCTTGGTGCCGGGGTGCTCCACCGAACCACCGCGGCCGAAGGCGTTGGGGATCTCGTGCGGCCGAGCGCCCATCTCCACCGCGGCGGCGTGCGCCGCGCGGAAGCCCAGTCGGCCCGCGGCGTGGTCCACGTAGCCGGACCCCGCGAGCTCGCCGGTGTCGCGTGGCGCGTTGCGCACGGCTTCGGGGAGGCAGTCGTCCAGCAGGTTGTTGCGGACCTTGATCGCGATCTCGCGGATGTGCTGCAGGCCCGACTCATCGGCGTCGATCCGGACAGACGACATCGACACCGCCTCTACGGCTGGCTGGGCGGGTCACCAGCAGGCCGTTTACGGGCCCTGGCGCCGGATCTCCGGGCACGACTTCTGCCGCGCTGCCCCAGAGACTACGGGACGACGCGGCAGAAGGCGCAGGTCAGTTCAGCGACTCAGGGACCACAGGTTCTCGGCGACCTCGCGGCCCGCCGAGGTGAGGACGACCGAACCGCTGTCGGTCCGGAGCACGAGCCCGCGCTCGGCGAGGCTGCGTCCTTGGCGCGTCAGCCGACGGACGCCGCCGCGCGACAGGCTGCCGTGGTGCAACAGCATGAGGCGCAGGAGCTGGGCCTGCCGCGGGCCGACCGTCCGGTCACGCGACAAGACGCACCACCGCGATGACCATGACCGCCAGCGCGAGCGCCAGCAGTCCGTAGAACGCCAGGGCCATCGGGCAGCCGCCGCCGGGCGTCGGCGTCGACGCGCGCTGGGTGAACGCGCGCGCTCGCGCTTCGGGCGAGCCGACACGCAGCAGCTCCCCGGCGAACTCCTGGATCTCCTCGCGGGTCTGCGGCCGCGCGGGGCAGTCGGCGGGAAACCCCTCGGCGCTGACGAGTACGAAGAACTCCGCGTCCGACCACTGGGAGGAGTCCGTGCCGCAGTGCCAGCACAGCGGGCTGTCCTCCCGCACCAGGTGGGTCTGACCCTCCTCGCACGGCCAGGCCGACGCGATCACCTTGCGACGCCAGCAGTCACCGTTGCCGTCCACCCACAGTTCCCAGTCGAACAGACCGCCGGGAGGCACGGTGTACTCGTCGGAGTGCACGACGCGGATCTGCCGCCACGTGGTGCGGTACGTGGTCTTGTCGAACGCCCATCGCACCACGGGCTCGCCGTGGTCGAGACGGACCAACGTGCCGGATAGTCCTCGTCCGGGTGCGGACACTTCGGTAGTCATGCGATCAGTACACACCTACGCGCGTGCGCGACACAAGCGGAACTACCGGTCGATCGCGACAGCGCGCACCTGGACGTCCCCCGCCAGCTCGAGGTTGGCGCGCTTGTTGATCATGTTCACCTGCCCGACCTCGCCAGTGCGCTCGTTGAGGACGCGCTGGCTCTCGGTGATCGCGGTACCCGGACGGAGCTTCACCAGGTAGCCGCGGATGACGGTCGCCCTGCCCATGGTCGGATCCCAGGTGCGTTGGTCCTTCTGGGCCCAGAACGCGGGCAGGTGCTCGGCGATCGGCACCGCGTCGGCGAGCTCGTCACCGAGGTAGTCCTCGGCCGTGGTGCCGTCGGGGGTGTCCAGGATCGTGACGTAGGTGTTCGGGATGAACGCGCTCACCGCGGCAGCCTGTCTACCGGTGTGCCCCAGTAGTCCCCACCGTCCACCAGCGCGTTGGGCAGCTGATCCGGCGTGTCCATCGGGTCGTAGGACACGTGGGTGTCCTCGTGCTGGGGGAAGATGAGCTGTCCGCGCGCACGCTTGCGGGTCGCAGCCATGACCGTGGTCGACCGAGTTCGCCACGAGCAGCGCTCCAGGCACGAGCGCGCCAGGGGGGCCAGCCGGATGGTCAGCTCGTCGCGCGGGGTGATGCCGCCGTTGCTCGTGTCGCCCGCGATCTCGGCGACGTCCATCCGGGCGTAGACGTCGATCTGGTTGCTCAACCACGCCGCCTGGTAGCACACGGCCTGGCTCACCCGGCGCAGGTTGATCGGGCTCAGGCGGCCGATCACGTCGTCGTCGTAGAGGTCGGCCCCGGCGTGAAGGTCGATCTGCGCCAGCGCCTCGGCAATCTTCTGCTCGGTCACGGTGACGCCGGTCAGCGCGGCGACGTTGTCCGGGGTCACGGTCAGAGCCACGATCACACCTCCAGTGCAGACCTAAGGGGCCGACGACCCATCCGCGAATCGTCGGCCCCAGGGCAGCGCCCGCGCTGGGGAGTCGGGCGCTTACGCGGTGGTCGGGGGGTCAAGCAACACCGCGCGTCGGGCCGGACCGGGTGGCTTGATCGGCGACGGGACGTCTCCCTGTGCCCTCGCTGCTCACCCGGTCCGGGGTCTATCAGGTGGTGCGCTCCACGAGACCGAACGCCTCGGGAATCGGGCAGTCGAAAGCCAGGCGGCACCGCATCTTGAAGTACAGCGAGTCGTCCCTCATGCCGAGCCCGGTGGTCGGGTCGGTGAGGTAGACCTGCGGGGTGGAGCTGTCGCCCACCACGAACGGCGCACGACCCGCGACGAACAGTTCTCGGGGGCCGACCACCAGCAGCAGGTTGCCCGTCGGCGAGCCGGTCGCCACGGTCGCACCGGCCGAGGCCAGGCGAGCGCCGCGGGTCCAGATCACGGGGTGGCCGTAGATGGCGTCGGTCGCCGGGTCCCACACGCGGTCGCCGTTGCTGCCGTCCACCGGCATGTCGCGGAGGTAGCTCTTCCACGACGGGTGGGCGACGACGACCAGGTTGCCCGTGGTCCAGACGGAGGTCTCGGCGACCTCGATCGCGGACTTGATCGCCGTGCGGTACGCCGCGGCGTTCGCACCCTGGGCCACCGGGAAGTAGTTCGCCGGGGTCGTGGTGCGCACCGCGGTGTACACCGAGCGGTAGGGGCGGATGATGTTCGCTTCGCCGGTGGTCGCCGCGCCGGACGTGCCCAAGGAGGCGTTGTCCATGTACACGGCGGTGTCGGAGATCCCGCGCTCGCGCAGGTTCTCCACGATGTCGTAGTCGTAGTTGCGACCCTCGACGAGGTCTTCCTCGGCGATCTGCGCCATGCCCTCGATCTTGCGGGCGCGGAGCGTGATCTCGTCGGCCACCGGGCTCTGGAGGTCGATCTGCTCCAGGCGGCCGTAGGCGCGCACGGTGAACTCGGCCCACAGCGGAGCCGTCTCCACACCGGACTTCATCGTGTCGAACCGACCGCCCGGACCGCGGGCGATCGTGAGGATTGCGCTGGACTCCACGAGCTTCTTCGCGGTCTTGCCGGACCACGGCTGTGGCGTCCAGACGCCGTAGCTGAACGCCACGGGATGCTCCTTCGTGAGGACTGCTGCCGGTTGACTCGCCCTCACGGGCCGCCCTCGCGGACGCCGGTGCCGTCCTCACGGACTGCGCACCCGGTGGGAGCGTAACACCGCCACACGCTCCCACCAGGGGCGAACGTCAGTCGTCGAACAGACCGGCGATCTTGTCCGGGGCCTTGCTGCCGCCCTTGACCCGCGAGGTAGCCGGGCCGCTGACCCCGCCGGTCTTGGGCTTGGCCTTGCGCGTGCGCCGGAACAGCTCGGGGCTGTCGTCCTTCAGGTCGGCGATCGCGTCGGCGACGTCGGCCGAGGTGATGCACCCGTCCAGGTCGACCATCCGCAGCACGCGGGAGAGCTTGCGCTCTCGCGCGTCGGGGTCCGAGGGCAGCGCGAGCATGGTCTCCAGTTTGCGCTCCGCCAGGCTCACCACCCGGTCGGTCTGCGCCTTGGTTTCCATCTCCTGGCGCAGCTCGGCGAGCAGCTCCTCCTTGCTCGGGACCGGCCCACCGGTGGGCTTGGTCTTGGGCGGGGTCGGCTTCGGCGGCGCGGTCTTGGTGCTCGACGAGGTCAGCCGACGCAACTTCCGCCGCTGTCGACCGGCGTCCTCCCTGGCCTTGGTCAGCTGGGTCTTGCGCCTGTTGTAGAACTTCAGCGCGTCGGCGTCCAGCTTGGCCAGGAAAGCCTTTTCCTCCTCTTCGCCCTCCTCGGCGTCGTCGTCTTCCTCATCGTCGGTGTCGTCGTTCTCGTCACCGGTGGCCGAGGTGTCGGCGTCGTCCTCGTCGTCGCTGTCGTCCGAGGTGTCGTCGTCCTCGCGCTGGTCCCGATTGGTCTTGGTGTCGCCCATGGTGGTCCCTCACTGTGTGCGGATGGTCATCACTGCCTGCGCAATCGGCGCAGTTCCTGCTCCAGCGCCCGCTTGCGTTTGAGCAGCGGGGCACGCTTCCTCTTCAGCCGAGCCCGCTCGCGCGCCTTGGCCTTGGCGGCGCGGTCACGGGCCTTCTGCTTGTCGGCCGCCACCTTGGCGGCTGCCTTGTCCCGACGCTTCACCGCGGCCACAGAGCGGGCCACCACGGTCTTGGCCAGGTCGGTGCCCTGCTCGATCAGCCGTCGGGCCGCCTCGGTCCGAGCCCGGTCACTCTCGCTGGGCAGCGCGTCGAACCGCAAGACCGAGCGTTCGGCCTCGCGATGCAGGGGAGCGGCCACGGACTCGGCGTCGGTGCGAGCCACGGCGCGCACGTGGCAGCGACACCAGGGGTGCACCGGGCAGGTCACGCCGTCCTCGGCCAGCTCGCCGTCGGTGAAGTTGCGGACGGCGTGGAACCGACCGCCGGGCTCCACGATCGAGCCCGCGTAGCTCGTGCACACCAGGCACGCGTCCACCTCGGGGACCAGCACGAGCACCCAGCCCAGCCGCTCGGCCGCCGCGCTGACCCCCTCGGTGTGGGCCGCCGACAGCTGGGTGCTGGCCTCCCGCTCCACCAGCCGCTGTGCTCGCGCGGCCACCACGTCCGGCGTGATGCCGTCGGTCTCCAGTAGCAGCACGAGCTTGGCGTGCTCGACCTGCCACCACGTCCGCAGCTCGGCATCGTCTTCGGTCGGCCGCGGCTCGCTGCCGCCGTCGGTGTCCTCCTGGCCCTGGAGGTAGGCGAGGTCCCGCGCCGTGGCGAACAGCGCGGGCAGCTCCCGAAAGGCCTGCTCCAGCTCCTCGCGGAAGTCCGGACCGACGCGCGGCTCATCCCCGGTCGCGGGCTCACCGGCCAGCCGCACCGGCGTGTTGCCGGGCAGCAGGTCGGTCGCTTCCTGGGCCAGCTGGGCGATCAGCCGGTCGACCGGGTTGACCTTCACCTCAGGTGGCCACGTCGAGCTGCCGCGGGGCGGCCGCCGCCTGGAGCACCTGCATCACCACGGCGCTGTCCAGGCTGCCGAGCTGAACGGCGGCGGCCATGTCGCGGGTGCCCGCGGCGAGGTCGCGGAAGCGCTTGGCGCGGGCGTCCGGGGAGTTCTCGGGGTCGAGTCCGTCACGGATCCACTCATCCACCTGCTCGGACTCGTACCCCGCCTCCAGCATGGCCTGCCTCCACGGGATGCCGTTCTTCACCGCCTCGCCGACCTGGGCGTAGCGCTCCTCGTCGGTCAGCTCGTTGAACGGCTGCCACAGCAGGTCGACCCCGGCGTCGTCCAGCTCCAGCATGTCGGTCATGACGAACTCCAGGCAGGCCACCAACTCGTCGTCGTAGTCGGTGAGGCGCTGGCCGACCTTGGCGTGGTACGGACCCTTGTGCTCCTTTTTGGACTCGCCGGACGCCGCCGCCGCCGAGGCGTGGAAGTAGTCGATCGGCGTGACCGACACCGTGGCCGCGAGGTCCATCACCTTGTCGATCGGGTCCAGCAGGTTGTTGACATCGGCGGGCATCAGCTGCCCTACCGAATCGGTGTCCCACAAGCTACTCAGCTCGCCCGCGCGGATCCGGAGCCGCTCCTGGTCGTCGGGGTCGTCGTCGCCGTCCTCGGCGAACTGATCGGCACCGGGCTTGAGGGCCTTGTCCGAGGACATCGTGCGGTAGCGCCACGGGATGCCGAACCCGTCGACGCTCTCCCCCAGGGTGGCGATCACCTTGATCAGGAGGTTCTGGCAGCCGTAGAGGCACCGGTGTTCGGGGGTGCCGTACGGGCGGGATGTGCGCAGGTGCCACACCGTGACCACGCCGAACGGGTTGGGCGTGATGCCGGGCGGCAGGCTGTCGCGACCGGGGTCCGCCGGGTCGTCCTCGGTGAACGGCACGTAGTCGGCGTCGGTCTTGGCACTCGGGGCCTGGACGCTGCTGATCAGCTTGCGCACCTGCTGCGGCGTGATCTCGTTGACGCGCCGGTACCAAGTGGTCTGGTCCTCGGTACTGCCCTGCCCCTTCACCAGCCAGGTGCGGAGGTAGGCGCGCTTCTCCCGGTCGTTCTCGTCGTCGTAGAACAGGCGAGCGCCGACGGCCTTGTGCAGGAACACGTCCACCGCGGTCGAGTCGTCGTCCTCGTCCGGCCACGCCAGCAGGTAGCTGTCCCCCTGCACCTCCGCCGCAAGCAGCGCATCGGGGATCAACTGCTTGAGGTTGTTGTGGTCCCAGACATCGGCCTTGAAGGTGTCCTCGTAATCCCCGTCGGAGTCGCCCCCGCGGGTGATCTTGTAGCCCTTCACCACGAGCTTGTCCATCACCGCGTCCACGCCCCGCTTGGCGATGTTGACCATGTACGCCGTGGCGTTCTTCCCCAGGATCGCCGCGGTGGTGGGGTTGCTGAACACCTCCTTGACGCGCTCGCCGTCGTAGAAGTTCTGGGCGATCTGGTAGTCCAGGTCGGCCCGCTTGATCTCCTGCACATCGGCTGCGACGCCCATGCCTCACGCTCCGTTCGTCGTCAGCCGACGTAGGCGGCCGACCCGCTCTTACGCCGTCGTTCCTGCTGGTCAGGGATAAAGTATCTGACCCCCGCACCGATGGCGTCCACCACGTCGTCGTGCGCTCCGCGTGGGAAGGCGATCATCTGACCCTCGGCCACCGGCAGCTTCTCGGCGTGCTCCACTCGACCACGCTGGTAGTCCGCCAGCAGGTCGGCCGCGCGCTCCTCCTTGGGTCGGTCGGAGAACACCGTGGCCACCTTGACCGGCATGTCGTGGAGAACGCTCACCTCCCATACGTCGCCGCCCTGGTTGGTCTCGACCAGGATGCCGCCGATCTCCGGGAACGTGGCGCACAGCCGCAGGCAGTAGGAGCGCAGCGGCTCACCGGGTGCGAGCTTCACCTGTGCGGCGAACACCACGCGCGCCTTGCGGAGCACTCGGCTGCCCGCCACCACGGCCACGCCGGTGTAGTCGCTCTTGACCTTGGTCGTGACCGCGGGGTCCAACACGAGCAGCGTGCGGATCGGTGTGAAGGTGGTGCCGTAGCGGAAGTCCTCACGCGACCAGTACGCGCCGGTCTTGGCCATCGGGTCGTTGTCGTAGTTGAGGCTGTACTGCCGAGTGTGCCGGATCGACTGGAGATACTCGGTCGACCACTTCTCCG